GTATACCCCAATCTACTGCAATCACTTGTGTAAAACCTAGTGGTACAGTTAGTCAGTTAGTAGACAGTGCATCAGGCATCCATGCTAGACACAATGACTACTACATTAGAACTGTACGTGGCGATAACAAAGACCCACTTACACAGTTTATGAAAGAGAGTGGTATTCCTGCAGAGCCTGATGTCATGAAACCTGATAGCACAACTGTGTTTAGCTTTCCTATGAAGTCACCATCAGGTGCTATAACTAGAACTGAGATGACTGCTATAGAACAGTTAAATTATTGGCTTATATTTCAGAGACATTGGTGTGAGCATAAACCATCTGTAACTATCTCTGTAAAAGAACATGAGTGGATGAGAGTTGGCTCATGGGTGTATGATAACTTTGATGAGGTATCAGGTATATCCTTTTTACCTTTTAGTGAGCATACATATGCTCAAGCACCTTATCAAGATATAGATGAAGCAAGGTATTATGCCTTATCGCATGAGATGCCTGAGTCTATTGATTGGTCTAAGTTAGCAGACTTTGAAAAAGAGGACACAACAAGTGGCTCTAAAGAACTAGCTTGTACTGCTGATGCCTGTGAAATGGTTGACATTCAGGCTAGTTAATGTTAGAAGATACAATACAACTAATATGGTGGCAATGGTGGTTACTTATTGCCATCACTATAAATACGTTAATAAACTTAATCGTTTTCTTTAAAGGTAGAAAGCTACATATAAGGGAACTATTACATATAAAACCTAAGAGAAAAGGAGTTACACATGGAAAACCTAGCACCAAGTAAAGAAAACAGAAAGAAGTTTGACATAGACCTAGAGTATGGTAAAGTCAGAGAACAGTTTGTAGCAGACATGTTACAAAATAAAAAGATAGAAGTAAAAAGTGAGAGAGATAAGTGGCAGAAGACAGGCAATATAGCTATAGAATATGAATCTTATGGTAAGCCTAGTGGTATTAATGCAACAGAAGCTGACTATTGGTTTCATAATCTATGCATAGGTGATGATGTCTTTTGTACACTTGTCTTTAATGTAGAGAATCTCAAGAAGCTAATTGATAGATTAGATTACAAGAGAAGTGTATCAGGTGGAGACCACAATGCATCAAGGATGTATCTGTTAAAACTAGATAAGTTATTTTCATCTGACGTTATAAAAACATTTAAAGGAGAACATTAATGAGAGACATGATATTAAATGCAGTTAAGACTAAACTTATAGGAAAGATGAATAGTCACATAGCTAATGTAGAAGTTATGCTGACCAATCCTCTAACTTCAGGTAATCATCCTAACATTATATTCAATATTGAAAAGGAAATGTCAGCCTTACAAGAATTAAAC